GATTTTTCAGTTCTTTGCCTATGATCATCTACATGATGACCTGAAGAAGGTGTCGAAACCATTCGGGCAGCTGGCAGAATACCTCATCGCTGCACTGCCACGTAACCCAGAACGCACCGTGGCACTGCGTAAACTGCTTGAGGCGAAAGATGCCGCTGTGCGAGCGAAGCTATTCAAATAGAGGAGGAGCGCCTATGCAGGTTATACAAGTTGTGAAACCATTCATGTTGCAGCTTGATCCTCTCCAGGAGGAAATACCGGACCTGACTGACCGGACAGGTGAAAGGAAAACTCTTGTAACGCATCCATCTGAGATGCGCTATTATGAAGTTGGTGTTTATGAAGTGGATGATTTCATCGCTGAGCACTGGTATGTCAAAGCGCACCTGAAAGGTTTTATGGAGCCACCCAAGGGACCTGGCACAGCAGAATACCAGAATGCCCGTGTGCTGCGTCCTGAGAGTAAGGGTGATGACCATCTAGAACTTTCGCAGCCCATGCCATCCGATGCCACAGCGCCTAAGCTGGCGCCTATTCCTGCTATGGCAGTGCGGGCAGAGAAGCTTGCATGAGTGTGTGGTATTGCTCTGATTGCAGGATCATTTTTGCCTGGCCACCAGTTTGCCCGCGCTGTGGTAAGTTAGGGGTGTTTCAGCTATGAGCGAAGTCATTCCTGTGCCGATGCCGGCTGGCACGCCTCCAGTGCCACCTGGCATTCCTACCAGCACGGTATCCACGCCGCCGATTTTCCGTGGACACTTTCCTGAGTTTGGTGACACGGATACCTACCCTGATACTCAGGTGCAGTTTTACCTGGATGTTTCATCGGTAAGTCTCCCGGTATACCGCTGGGGCAGCATGCTCCAGGTTGGCGTTGAGCTGATGACTGCGCACATGCTGGCACTCAGCCAGTATGCCATGCTGGGAGGAGGAGCAGGCGGTGTGCCAGGCATGGCAAAAGGCCTGCTGACAAGCAAGAGCGTATCCAGGGTGTCTGTCGGCTATGATGTCAACATCACTGGGGTGGAGGGTGGTGGCCCATGGAATTATACCATGTATGGCCAGCGCTTTTACTGGATGATGCGCATCATCGGCATTGGTGGCTATGAAGTTCTTGGCGATAGCGCTGTAGATAATCTGTCTGGTCTGGTGCTGACCTGGAGCCGTGGTGTAATGATGCGCTGGGGGTCATAATGGATGACCTGGACCTGCGCGCCGGGGCGCGGTTCGATCTGGTGCAGCACCTGTTCACCCTGACGCCGGGCCTCGCGCCACCAGCCCACACGCTACTGGTCGGTGAGCTAGGTCTGGAACTGGCCAACCCGCCGAAAATCTGGGCCGGCGTGCCGACCGACATCGACCCCTCCGGGCGGAAGCTGCTGTATAATTCCGAGTGGGTATTTTTCCCCGAGGCGCCGACCGACGGCGTGGTCTATGGCCGCCAGGGCAGCAGCACATCGTGGAAGGGCGTGCTGCCGCTGACCGCTGGCATCACCAACAAGCTGACCAATGCGCTGTATATCGACTCGACCACGACGGGGCTTGCCGCTGCGATCCATCTGACCACGCCGGGCTGGCCGGCGGTGGTCTGGAACACCACAAGCGCCGACACTGCGGCCGGCTATTTTGAATCGCGACGCTATGGTCTGTCGCGCTGGTCGGTGGAGTTCGGCGGCTCGGAACCCGAGACGGGCTACAACGACGGCACCAATTTCCTGATTAACCGTTTCGACGATACCGGCGCGGCGTTGTATCCGTCGCCGCTGCAAATTATCCGCGCGGATGGCAGCATCAACATCGGCACGCCGCTGACCGTCTACGCCAACACCAATATTTCGGGTGACCTCGACGTCATTGGGACACCTGGGGCGGATGGCTCGGGCGGTGCGTGGCTGGCGGTGCATGGCTCAGAAATTTTGGGCCGGGGTGGCGATGCTGAGCTATCGGCAGGCGCCAGTATAGAGCCTGGCAGCGGCGGCAACCTGCAACTGGCGGCGGGCGAGGGCTTCGGCGCGGGGCAGCGCGGCGGCTTCCTGTTGCTGTCGGCGGGCTTCGGCGCGGATGGCGCGGTCAGCGGACCCATCGTGCTGGACACCAACAACACATCGAGTGGCATCGGCTCGCTGTCTCCCGGCGCCTATGTCTATGGGCCGCTCAATGTGAACGGCAATCTGACTATCGCACCGACCGGCAACGCCATCCTAAATTTGGTCAAGACCGGCGGCAGCACCAACGTCAACGTCATTGCCGGGCTGACTGATGGTGTATTGCGCTGGCAGATGCAGCTTGGCAACGGCAACCCAGAAAGCGGCAGCAGCGCTGGATCGGATTTTGCGCTCTACAACTACAACGACGCTGGCGCCTACATCGGCAATCCGCTGTTCATCAATCGCGCCACTGGCATTGTAACGTTACCGAATGGCCTGATCGTCAACAGCAACATCACCGCTGGTCTCCCCACTGGAGGCAAGGTCAAACTCAATCCCGGTGACGCGGGCCACACGGGTTACATCGCGTTTCACAATGCAAGCGACGTGCGCCAAGCGTATTTTGGCTATGCCAGTGGTGCCACCCTATTTCTGCAATTAGAGGACGCAACGACCAACTTCCAAATTAGTGCCTACACAGTGAGGTTAGCTCAAGGTCGTCTAATCTCGCAGGGCAATGCCATCAATCCGTCCTTAGCGGTTTATGAGACAAGCAGTGGCTTTTGTGGCGGCATATGGCAGGAGGCCGGTGGCAATTTTGTGTTCGGCGACTGTGACAGCAACGGCGTCCCGACGGTCTGGCGGATGTATCTGGATCGCAGCAGCAACCTGTGGGTAGTCGGCACGGTTACGACCTCCTACCTGCACTCGACCGGGTCCATCGCTGCGGATGGCACTGTATCGGCAAATGTAGATTTAGCAGCCGCTGGTCGCGTCTACAGCAACGACAGCATGAACTACAGTGGCACGTTCTACGTCGCCAACAATTACAACTACTACCTAGCGCGCAGCCCTGGCGATTACGCTTGGCGTTTTGTCGAGGGTGGCACTACCAACCTTACCATAGACAGCGCAGGTAACGCCATAGCCCGCACTTCGCTTTTGGCCAACAACGGTATCGTGCAGGCATCAGCGGGAATTTATGCCTTGAATGGGCAGGCTGGCATCTACGCGGGCGGCAATGGCGTTGTCATGCAGTTCGCTGCCAATTGGTATCTCGATTGGAATGTCTCCAACGGCACGCTGATTTGGATGCAGTGGGGCGGTAACGCGCAATGGGTCATGCACGCGGATACCAGTTGTTACAACAACCGCAACTGGACGGGCGGGCGTGGACCTTATCAAGACCTGTCAGACGAACGCTCCAAAACAGACATTACATCAGCCGTTGAGGGGTTGGACGCCGTGCTGGCAATCAACCCCATCCGCTTCAAGCGCATTGGTGAGCAATTCAAACGCGAGGAAATCGGTTTCAGCGCGCAGCAACTGCGCGAAGCGCTGCCCGAGGCAGTGACCGAGACTTCGTTCGAACTGCCAGAAGATGCTGGCGACGAACCGGCACTTGCCGTGGCGACGACACCGATCATTGCCGCGCTGGTCAACAGCGTCAAAGAACTGGCGGCACGCGTGGCAACCCTGGAAGCGACGGCACACTGATGAGCGGCATCGTGCGCCAGCGCAACCCGGACTGTCCAAATGATCCGGCGCTGTGTCGCATCACACGCGTGGTTACCGCTGATGAACCGGCGCTGGAATGGGACATCATCTACGACGGCAACGGCAACGCCACCAATGCTGATCCTAATATCTACATCGCGACCAATCACTGCACGACGTGTGGCCAGGGCTGGGAAATCGTGTGGACCGCCGATGAAGTGCTGGGCGTCAGGAAGTTATAATTATGCAGGTTGTGAAAACTACCGACAATGTCAATAAGGTTCTGCAGCAGATTGATGCACTGACCAGGCTCGAGGTGCTGGTAGGTATTCCAGCAGAGACAACTGGACGCAATGATGGAAAGATGACGAATGCTGGCATTGCCTATGCTCATGAGTTTGGCAGTCCGGCACGCAACCTGCCAGCAAGACCTTTCCTGCGGCCTGGCGTGAAGAATGCCAAAGATGACATTGGCAAAGCGATGCTCAAAGGTGCCAAGACTGTCCTGGATGGTAAGACTGATGCAGCTCTAAAGACTTTGAACACAGTTGGCATGATAGCCCGCAACAGTGTAGTCAAAGCGATT